CTCTTGAAGCTAGCGCGGTGAGGATTTGGGCGCATTCGCTGATCTAACGACCGCTGTTTCGTTAGTTGCTGCCGAACGGGTCGGTATTGAAGAACGACACGTTGAGAACAAGATTCTGCGCGCCAGCCAGGGCTGAAAAGCCTGTAGCGTAGCACATGGCGCTGGGAACGTTGTCGCCTCCGTAAGCGGAGTATTCAACGGCAGAGGACTCCATATCAGCGAGAGTGAGGTAAAAGGCCAGATGTGAACAAGCGGCTCCAGCCGCGTCGGCTGCTCGATAGACGCGGAAAAAGAGATTGATATTTTGAATCAAAGTCAAGGAGCCTGATGACGTGCTGGTACTCCAAACGACTGGGCCGCTGTTCGTCGTCGCAGAGACGACTGTAGCGGTGCCGCAGTCTCCGGAAGCTATAGGTGAAGCGGAGACTGTGACGGTCGGATAATAGAACGGAGATGCGGCGTCGGCGGCGCTGGTCGAAGCGACGACAACGGAGCCCGTGCGGCCGACGGTACCAATTGGCCAGGTGAGCTGGATCTGAGAAAACTGGGTCTGAGTATAGGATGGGTCAATCCTCTGCTTAAAGAAAGCAAACTCATAAGTGATAAACAGATCGGCCGGCGTGACACCGGTGAATGATCCGGACACGTCGTTGAAAGCGGTTTGAATATAACCCTGAAAAGCCTCTTGACCCCCAGCGCGCATGAGGGTGGAGTACATTGGCAACGACTCAGAAAGGTCGCAATCGAGATCGAAAGAAAGCCAACATGAGGCTTGTTTAAACGAAGGGTGGACGGACGCCATCGACACACCTTGACTGCCCATGAACGAACTAACTTCGGAGTTATTGGGACAGTACCAAATCATCATGTCGCCCGCTTGTGAGGTCGGGACGACTGAGACGACATGGACACGGATCCGTTCGGCGCGATAATAATCGTAGAGCTTGTGCAAAGAGCCTAAACGTGCGCCGAACATAGCGGGATGGATGGGATAACAGCGACCAGTTATCGCTCCCAAAACGTTTAGAACGGAAAAGAATGTGGCTGTGTCCAAGAACTGATGCCCACTGACGCGGTGGACAACCACGCCCTCCTTGGTCTCGACGGTTTCGGAAATATTGGAACCACCTATAATGTGGCCCTGGGCGACGGGGGCGTCTTCCCCGGTCATACGGGAAAAGAGCTTGACCAAATTGTGGTTATACTCAGCAACGGGGAGTCGATGGACGGCGCACATAGCCGGACCACGGGGGTCCGAGTAACTATGATGGACTGGGGTGGCGCTACGATAAAAACCATCTGCTCCCAAGTGGGTAGTTTTTCTCCACCTCAGAGCAGTGCGAGTATCATTGGGAAGAACTTCCCGATCAACTCGAGAATCTCGGAAATTGGCAGACCTTCCAAATCCGGAAGCATACTCGTCAAAGTACTCAGATCGGGAAGGACCGAGGAGCCCGCCTTCTCGGTAGCCCCTTTCAACGCCTCCAAGAGGGCGGCGTAATCCTTTGGAGGCTGACTCTCTTTCGGGTTGCTTTTCTTCACTGTGCGCTCTCGAGTGGAGCGTTTCGGCGAGGCTGATTTGCGCGTGGATATGGGAGCGCGTCTCCCGTTCTTTCCAGGTCGCCGGGGCGCCTTGGAGCGCTTGGGCGATCGCTTGGTATTGTTCCTCCGTGATGGTGCGCGGCGCTTTCGAGGAGGTTGACGCTTGCGGTTCGGCTTGCGGCGTTTGTTGTTGTTGTTTTTTGGCATACTGCATAGATAAAACTTGAAATCTCTTGCGGTACGCCACGCACCGTCACAGATAGTCTGCTGCCAGACTGTCGAAGGCCCAATGTGGGACATTCTGGTAAAGAGCCGCCTCGTACGACTCTATTTCCTCGGGATACAACTTATAGCGGTCTTCGCAGAAGTCGTAAAAATCTTGGATATCGGCGGGGGAGGCCACACCGCCGAGTCCTGTAACCATGTAATACTTGTCGGTAAGACGAGTGGCCAATCGAATCTCTTCGGGAGTGCTATCATAGCTGTAGTCGAGCGCCTTGAAAATGGGAAGATTGGTCGGGATTTTGTACGCTCTATATATCGACACATGGGCCGCCAGAAGGGAAGGGAAATGAAGCAACGGATTGGTAAGAGTTTTGCCCATCTTAACGACTGCGGACGGTAAACAGCACCACTTGCCCCCAAGAAACCAAGCCCCCTTCAAAAAAGTGCCGCGACCGAGTTTGTGGATAGCACTCTTGGCTTCGAATCCGAGATCGGCGGCTGCCTCATCATACCCCCGTGGAAAACGCTCGGTATCGATCGCGTTGACGACGCTCGTAGAGTTATTAACACTATTGGTTAAAGAGGTGTCGCTACTGCCAGTATCGGTCTGATAGGCTATATTCTCGCCTGGGGTTAAATAAATACGTTGGTCCCTCAGCTTCAAACGGCGGGGGGCTATCAAAACGGAGTTGAGGGTACGAATAACCCGGCGTGGGACGTGGATGTGTCGATAGAAGTCGAGCTTATTCTTTTGCGCATGAGCCCCTTGAGTGCGATCATAGGCCGAAAAGTCGCACTCAAACTCTTTGATTTCTCCGTCGTCATCTCGGAACAAAGCGAAAGTGTCATCGCCCTGGACTATAAAACACGCAGTAACCCCGCTGTGTATAGAAGAAAGAGCATCTCTATACCACTGTGTGAGCAATTCGGCGGTTGCCCCGCAACTGTAAGTAATCGAATATACCCGGCTACGTATACGAAAAAACTTGAGCCCGTACGAGAATAAGGCAGGAAAATAAACCGAGCTAACGTGGTGTATGATCGGGGCAGTGACAACCTGACACGTGGCGTCAACATTGATTATCGGGCGGGGCTTACACCATGCGTCCTGGTAGAGAACACTAGACGGGTCGGTGCGGCTAGTGCGGCGAAAGTCAACGGTGTCGCCTTTGACTTGTATCTCCGCAGTGTATTTCATTCGGGCTCCCTCCTCTAACGCTTGTCGAGCGTTGAACATGCGATCCATCTTGGGTTTCGAGCTCAAATGAAAAACCCACTTATAGAAAAGCGACTCGGAATCACTTTTTCGAACCTCATGGAAATCTTCGTCGATCTCTGGGTCCTCCGACCGAAGCTGGTCGACGACGGCCAGAAATGTTCGGGACGCGCGCTCCCAATGTCTAGCCAATTCACATGGGACGTCTTCCGATTCCTCGACTTCGGCATACTGGTGCAACCGGCAAGAGCAGTCATGAGCCCGATGAGCAAGTAAACGATGACATATAGCCGCTGCGAGCATGGCGGGACCTTCGGGACGCTCTGGGGGAAAAACGTGTTCGCCGCCCTGAACTGCCCAGCGATACACACCGGAGTTGGGCGCTTCATTCGGGCGTACGGCGAGACTGTAAATGTTGGCATAGCTAATAGGCTCATAAGGAGAGTTTGGAGGGGCATCCTCGATACGTGGATCAAGAACGGCTGGATAGAAAACTATTCGATTGGCGGTGATGTCTTGGTAAAGAACGTTGCAACACAAGTAGGCGCCGAGTACAGCTATAAAAGGTGCGTAAACAGGAGCAGCACCAGCCAAGATGGCTTTACTACCTAACATACGTGTGAAAGTATCAATGTTCCACGCGGCGTGGATGACGGTACCAACGCCGAAACCGGCCCATTGAAAAAGGGTGTGGAGACCAACTCGAAAAATCGATTTCGGGAAGCAAGTGGCGGGACTAAACCGCCCGACGACGACGTCTTGAACTACGTCTGCAACCGTGTTGAGAACAGGACCGGCCCACCACTTACCGGTTATTTTGTATACAGCTTGCTTGAAAAGCTCCTCACCGGCCGCGCATGCTATAATTTGAACACAAAACGACAGAGCGTTGATAGCAGGGCGGACGAGAGAGTCGACGATGCGGTCAGAGGCATCTAAAACATCCTCACTCGTCAGTATCGCC